GTGCTATAAATAAACGTGCATCTATAGGATTGCCATATCCTCGAGTGAAGAAATCTCAGATGCGATATTACACACTTGAAATATATAACCAATTGATTTCTGGATCTCTGAATCTAAGGACAGTAGGTATGTGTGATCCGTATTTTACACCTATGACTGGTGCTTTCGTTCGCAATCAGATTACTGATTCAGGACTTAAGGTGAGACTTGTTTTCGCAGTTTCATATGGTTTTATTGTTGTAGAGACTTACTTCAATTTAATTATAAAGCATCATCTTGGTAAGTTATCATATGCAATACATGGATATCAACAACAAGAGTTAGCTAGACTAACGTTGAGTACCAAGAATAATTTCTGTATGTGTATTGACTATTCTTCTTTTGACCAAAGTGTTCCAGCTTTTGTCATATCGAGCGTTGCTATGATATTTGCATTTATCATGCAACCGACAGTTTATGAGAATAAACTATTTAAGTTATCTATTGCTTACTTCATAACATGTCCTGTTTTCCATCCTGAAGTTGATTATGTCGCTAAAAACCAAGGTATACCCAGCGGTAGTGGCTATACTTCTTTAGTCGGATCATTATGTAATATGTATATGTTAGCTGTATGTCTACATAGATATTGTGTACGTAATAATATATCTTTAAATTCTGCAAACATAAAGATTTTTGTTTCATCTGATGATACTATGATTGTTAGTGATGTGAAAATTAAATATACTAAATTAAAAGAGCTACTTGATAGCATATTTGGTATGAAAATTACTATGGAATCTTCTTCTATTCCAGGTGATTCAGTATGTTATTTCCTAGGCTCTAAATGGTATGAAGGAAAACCATATCGTAACCATAATAGAATGCTAGCTAGACTATGCTTTGGTTCGGGTAACTATCCTGAAATGTCAGACTTGCAAATGTTCCAGAGCAGATGTTTCGAAATACTTGGAAATACTTGTGAGTATCATGAGATATACAAGACTTTCAATGTTCCATATCCATCAAGAGTGTTCAGATTTCTTGAATTAGCTGATTATAACACAAGACTCGATCTTTTACAATCAGTTACTGAACGAAAGACAAGAGGCGTTTGGCAAGGGCTTACGCTGTCAGCAGAAAATGCAAAC